GTGCCAGAAGGCTACGAGGTCAATTCGGTTTTGTTTAAATTATTGGATTTCTAAAAACTTTTTGCGGCTGATGCGTTGGATCTTGCCGCCTTCATAAACTTTCAATGCTTCCGGCACTTGGCTTTCATCCACAATGGGAGCGGCAAAGCACCGGCAGTTAAATATTTCACCCGGCCCATATCGGCCTATATCCTTCTCACCATTCAGCGCTTCCGGGCTAGGCGGATCATTCAGCCGGAATATAACGCCCTGCATATGCTTATGAGATGAGCGGGTGCGTTGGTCTTGACTGGTTTCCCAGATTGCCCATTGAGCGCCTACTTCCTGCGCCCTGATTTTAGTGATTGCCGCTTGAGTCTTGGCTATCTCAGTTCTGGCAATCGTCCGGGCTTGATAACCCGGCAATGTGTCCAGATCATCCTGATATTCCTTGAGTAACTCACTGGCCCGCTTTCCCTCGATGGCGTAGCGCTTGGCCTGATTGGCAATGATCTCAGCGTTGCGCTTTGGTATGGAGCGGATCAGCTCCGCATTGCTGGAAACGATGGCTTGCAGCTTGGGATTGTGCCCAAACTCGGCATTGAGCAATCGGTAGATTTCAGCGCTACGCCCACTAGCCCTGGCCGCTTCCCGCCATGTTTTGTAATTCTGTGCCGCAACAGTGCGAACCATGTTAAACGCTAGTTCTTGGGCAAATTTTTTGAATGAGTCAGTCTCGGAAAACCGGTGAAAGCTGTCAATCAGCGCTGGTAGAGTCCGGGCCTTTCTAACTCGTTTGCGAAGGGCTTGGTTAATTTGTTCAATCGAAATCTGAAATTGCCGCTCAGTCTGTGTTTTCGGCTTCCAGTCTTTTCGTTTCATTGCCGCTTCAGAATAATCTTAGGCCTATCCTTATCGCATATAACAAAAGCTGAAACTTCGTTACTCCACTGATAAGAATAGCCGTCACTAAGAAGCACCAAATCATCCCGAACGCCTACAACTTCGTAAAGAGCTAAGTCTTTGCTGTAACTGGCGTGAACCACGTCACCTTCGTTAAGTTGTATCATCTTCTTCGTTTTCCTCATCCTCTAGTTCCATGAACAGGTCTAGGAACTCATCAAAACAGCGTTCCATCTGCTTGTATTCATGCTCACTGGCTTCAAGATCCGGTATCAGGTCTTTAACGATTGCCTTACGGCGCTTTTGGCGCTCCGGGTCTATTGGGGTCTTCTTCATCGAGTCCTGGCATTTCTAATTCGGGTTTAATTACATCGTTCGAGGCCTTATTAATATCCTCATCTGTTACGTTTGTAAAGAGCCCCGAAGCGTCGCCGAACTGTCTGATTTCCTTCAGTGCAATCTGATCGCTGATGATGCCTCTATCATGGGCTCCATATATGGCTTCAGATTGCCACTTAATATTGTTGCCGATTTCCTCATCGGTTGGGTTGTGGATGGGCTGGAAGACGTAATCAAAATCATCTGGAATTTTCCCAAACGTACTCATGACCATAACCGGCAGAAGCTTATCCAGCACAGGGGCTAGGATAGCGTCCTGCTCATTCCGCACCACGTCATAGTAATTCCGCATGTCGGATTCACCGGTGGAGTTCATTCCAGCGGGTGAACGGCCAAATAACCGAGTCACAGGGATTTGAGCGGCTCCGGCCATATCCAACATAAACGACTCGTAAATGTCATTAATGCCGGAAAACGTGTAATTAATGGCCTGAAAATCATCTTCACGGCTCAACACCATCAAGCCCTGACTGCTCATCAAGTGGTTTTGAGCGGCCAGAGTCTCTCTCATTTTGTCCTGAGAAAAGCCAGTAGCACCGCCTAAAACCTCGCCAAAATCCTCCATTTTGAGAATTCTCAATTGAGCCTGAAACACCAATGCGGCAATGTTGGCGCTGGTATTGTCCCGCTTCTTTAGCTCCTCAAACACGGTTTCAAGAATGCTTGAGCCCCAGTGGCTCTCTGCAAAGCGTTCTTGATCAGGTAAATCGCAGCCGGTGAAGCGTAAAATCCGGCTGTGGTGAACCCTGTATTTGACGGTGGCGCTGTAGTCCTGGAAATCGTAGAACTTCGGTAAACCGAATTCAGGGCTGTCTATGTCGTTTACAAGCTCAAGGGATGGCTTAACGCCTGTCCAGCGGTCAGTTACAAGGATGCCTTTAAAGTCACCGGGCATAATGGATTCCAGATCAAGCGGCTCTTCCAAGATGTCCTCTTGACCGTCAATCAGCATCAGGCCAGCGGCACCGCCATACAAGCGGCCAAGGTTTAACCCCTTGAGGATGGATCGTTGAACTTTTGTTGATTTCTCCACTTTCTGGTACTGATCCAGCTCCTCCGGTGTCATTTCACAGGAGAAGCGTACCCAGTTTTTCATCATGTCTTTGGGCACGATGTCGATTACCCGCCGAGCAATCCAGTTATTGCGGTATAGAGCGGTCATCAGGTTATAGTTTTGCGTCAGCCGCTGAAGGAAGTAATTGGTTCCTTCCATCAAATTTGGGGTAAATGCCCCAGTCCGAGCCAGCAGGTTTTGAAAAGCATCCGCTGTCGCCATTTTATTGACAGTGCTATGAAATTCAGCAGCCTTACTTGGCTTGGTGTCACGGGTGCGGCGGGATTTACGACTCACGAAAAGCCACCGCTAACCGGCAACGGTCACAATCACAAGGGGGAGGGGAAACAAGGGTGTAAAAGCGCTTAATATCCGGGTCGTCAAACTTGGGCCGGTAGCCTTGTGGGAGGTCAAAATGTTGCATAAAGCTCCGTCAAATCTTGATAAGGAACCGGCCAGTCAGCAGCGACCGCCGGGTTGCATTGATAAATCTTCGCACCTGATTGGCAACGTCCAATAAACGCCTTCACCCGCTGGTGTGCTTCCACCATGCAATCTGCAACGGCAAACGTGCCATCGTGATGCTGGAGCGGCCCCGGTTGTTCCACATGGTCAATGCCGATTAGGTAAATTTGTTTGAACCCTTGCAGGATGAGCCAGTTGACGGCCAGTGTGCAGGTAAACAGCTCAAACCCCACGACCTGCCCCCCGTCCCGGTGGATTTTACTCAGCACGGGAATGGAGGCGGGCACGGGATTGACCGGATGAGAGGCAGAGGAGAACCAGATAGGAGCGATTGTTTTTGTCTTGCAGCCTTCGGGCTTGGGTGGCTCGGAATCGTAGAAAAAGCCGTAGTCCATACCATGCTCAAAGGCGATGTGATTAATGCCCGCTGTGGTGTGATGCATCAGGGCAGGGAGGTTGATTTGGTTGATGAAAGGGGAGCGGCCGAAGAGGAGGACGGATTTCATTACGCCGCTACTCCCATAAACCGCATTGCCTTAAATATCGTGAAACAGATATACCGAAGCGCATCCGGCCCGTGATCATTGACCTTCAACGGCTTTTCATTGCCTTTTTCAGTCGGCTTGGGATCCCAAACGTAACCCTGAACTTCACGAATCAGATTCTTGCAGCCATCGTGAATCATGATCAACTTCAGGCCGAACATACTGGAAGTGTGCTTGATGCCTTCTAATACGTCGTTTTTAGCATCCTTGAGCCGGAAGCCTTTCAGCTTAAGTTCAGCTTTGAACGATGCCGCCGAAGGGTCGATGATCACCTGATGAACCGGAATGCCTTGGCAGAATGCAACGAAATCATCTGCATACATGCTATTAGTTTTTTGGTGTCCAGAATCCCGGCCTGAGTGGTAATACTCTTTCAGCACCCAAAGCCGTTCACCGTCATCCAGCACATGGAGGAACACAGTGGCATTCTGGGTCCCCACATCCACCGTGATGTAGTGGGTTCCGTAGTGAAGTTGAACCGGGGTTAGATTGCCGCTGTAAACGTTCTGTTCAGGCGAGAAGCTATCAAAGATTGCGCCTTCCGCCATGACCCAAAGGCCTAGGATGTATCGCTTGTAAAAAACACTATTAACCGGCCACATCCGCTGATAACGATCAAGCGTTTTTGGAGACAGGCTTGGGTTATCCGGCATCAAGAAATGCAAATGTAATAATTGCTTTTCTTTAGCGAGATCCAAATATCTCAGCTTGAACCAGTGCGAGGGGCCACCAGGGTTGCAGTTAAAGAATAACTTTGCATTTTCTAGCGAACAACGGGCAATTGCTTGGTTTACGAAAGATTCCGGCATCAGGGCAACTTCATCAAAGTAAGCCCCGGCAGCCGTCAAACCCTGAACCAAGTCCTGGCTGGATTCATCCCGCCCGCCAAAAATATAAAAGGTGTTTTCTTTACCGTTTTTGCTCAGGATAAGGATGTTTTCTTGCCGTTTGTCCTGAACCTTGTACCCTCTCTTGCTTAAAATTGGTTTAAGCCAGAAAAGCACGTTTCTCCGGAATGAGCCCACCGTTTTACCGGACAAGATAAAAGATTGTTTGTCAAAATAGTGAAAAGCGAATTCAATAAAGCTCATGGACATGGGAAAGGTTTTTCCCGCCCTCACCGATCCATCAGCGATAATGCCATCCTGATCCTTCACCGGGCTTAATGGATGCCACCAGGACATGATTTTGCGCTGTTTTTTGCTGAACGGAACA